AGGATATAACTTAGATAAAAGGTATGTTGTTATTACAGAATCAATTCCACCACTTAGAAGTGTACAAATAGGAACATCCGAAATCATTTTTGCTTGAACGGCTTCTCCTAATAAACTTCTTATATTCTTAATAATAGTATCTCTATCGTGTTCTATTATTTCGTTAGGTAGTTCATAATAAGTTTTAACACTATGATATAGTGTTTCATAGTTGTATTCAACATATGTACCAGGATAAACTGTCTTTACACTCTTCATGTAAATATCTGATAGAGGTAATCCTTTTTTCTCTGAACAAAATGCTAACTTATTAGTTAATTTATCAATTGAATACCAAAAAGGAAGTTCACCAATATAATCTCTAACTAAATATGCAGTTTTACTTCGTGTATCAATAATACAAAAAGAAAACATACCATCTAAATCTTTGAACGAATCTACACCGAACTCTAAGTAAGAGTTTAATATAATTTCAGTATCAGAAGTTGTTCTGAATGGTATTGTTATTTTACTCTTAAGTTTATCGGTAAGTTTACTTCCCCATAGTTCACCATTATAGACTATACAAACTGTTTTATCTTCATTCCAAAATGGTTGATTTGCAAACTCTGATAAATCTTGTATTGATAATCTATTATGAGCAAAGTAGAAATCTCCAACTTGTTCAATAGTTGAATTATCTCTACCTCTATGTAGTATCTTATTTAATCCATCTTTTATAGAAGATGAATTATAGTTATTTCCACCGATAATTCCACACATACTAAAATGGTGCGTTTTGTATATCTCTTTCTATACAAGTACTCATATGGTCAGCCCAATGAAGTATAAATTGTATATTTGATTTTAAGTAATTTTTTGGGTCAAATACTTTAAAATATTTTACATTATCTTCATCATACATACCATCAGTAAGTTTGATTCCAAAGTATTCGTTTTCATTATATTTGATTCCATATTCTTGTAGTAAAAAGAAAGTTCTATCAGTATGTGTTAGATATGATAGTTCTGAATTACTAACATAAACTTTACCTTGATTTTTTACGTGCCAATCAGAAGGATTATCTACATAGTGAATTTTATCTTTACTTCCTAACTTTCCTAAATCGTGATGGAAAGCGGCAAATAATAATTCTTCTTGTGTAAAATCAATAGTACCACCTGCTTCTTTGTAGAGTTTCATCATTCTAAGTGAATTTCTAGCTACATTCATAACATGGTCAATATAACCACCTTCATATGCATTGTGATAGTTTATGTTTCCACTCGCTGGTGATAACATTAGGTTTGGTCCTAACTCTTCCATTGAGTACATATGGAGTAATTTTTCTAATCTCTCTCCATCAAAAGATTTTTTAATTGCCTCGATAAACTTATTGTAGTTTTCTTCGAGTTTTTTTTCATCGTATTTATTCATAATTTTTAAGTTTTAAATGTGTGTCCAAGTTTTTCTATTTACAATTTCTTCTATATTCCAAGTAGATACTTTGTAATTACGAGCTATTACATTAGTAGAAAACCCTTGTGAATAGAGTTTTCTTATTTGTATTACTTGTTCTGAAGTTAATTTAGAACGAGGATGTGATTCACCTCGTAATCTATTACTAAAAAACCATAAGGTTTTTCCCATAAATTTAATTTTGTTGTTCTCTAATTATCGGAATTGTAATTAAAGTATAATCCGAATATTGTGGATGTTTTTTAGTAAAATCACAGAATGTATCCAACTTCATCTTAAATGCAGTTTCAACATCAATATAGTATAAAACTTGAGAGCCATCCATACTACTCAATTTTTTACTTTTATTAAAGGGAATTTTAGGTGTTCCTTTTAATTTTACTTGTTTTTCTTCTTCGTGAACGAATTTAATTCCAGCCATATATTGTATTATTTTTATTTACTATGTAAATATACGAAAAAAAATCGAGAATTCCTAATTTTTTGTTAGTTTTTTAATTCATTGAGTGCATTTATATATGCCATCTCTGATTGTAAACCAGCAAATCTATGGATTTCTTTTCCATCTTTTTCAATAATAACAGTTGGTACTGACCTAACAAAGTATTTTTGTGCTACTTCAAATTGTGAATCAATGTCCACATTTTCGAAATTAATAGTTTCAAACTTTGTTTTTACGTTTTCCATAATAGGTGTTAGCATTTTACATGGTCCACACCATTCTGCATAAAATTTCTTAACTTGTATCATATTAATTCTCCTTTTAGATTATATAATCTATGTTTTTTATTAGTTGATAAAACCTTTTTCTTAAGTTCTTTATTTATTTCTATTTTTAAATAATCAGATAATTTTTTCAAACCATCTTCATAATATACTTCTTCATACCAAAAAATTGGAATGTTAAAGTTTTCTGATAATTTTGCTATAACATCTGAATGTTTATTATATTCAACTAAACATTCATTTACTATCTCTTCATCTAGTATATCATATGGTTCTTTAATATCATATTTACTAAAATCATTTTTGTATTTTAGTTTTCTAAATGCCAAAGATTCAGATTGTTTTAGTTTATCTTTTCTATCATATAAAATAACAGTATCAGATAAACTTATAACATCTTTACCAAATTCATATAAATCATTATAACCACTAGGTAACCTATGAATCATAAGTTTATACAAATTATTTTTTTTCAAAGAACCAATTTCACCTTTATTATTTATAAAAGGTGAATTTTTAAAACCTAAATTCAAAGCTTCCTTTAGGTATAATGATAAATTACTTGACCCACTTCGTGATGTACATAAAATACTAACCATCACACGCAACACAATCCGGGTCAACTGCTCTTGTTGCTATATCACCTCTGAGTACTGATTCAGTTCTCATATAATACAACGTTTTAATTCCTTGTTTCCAAGCTTCCATAGTTACTTGGTTAATCCATTTCGGTGATGCAATGGAAGGAAATGCTAAGTTTAATGAAACTCCTTGGTCAATATACTGTTGTCTTACACCAGCTTGTTTAACCAAATCCATTTGATTAATTTCTTTGAAAGTTCTGAAAACATCTTTAACAGGATAAATCTTAGCTCTATCTCCATTTTCTATATCATTACAAAGTACCATTTTACCTTCTAAGTAACACCACTTATCAAGTTCTTTAATACCTTGAACAGAACCACCATCTTCCATTATCTTATCCCAAGTTTCTCTATTATTAACACCCGCCTTTCTTAGAACCTTTACAAGTTCTCCATTTTTTCTGATGAATGTTCCTTTTGCAGTTTGTTCAGTAAATACATTCGCTGCCCATGGTTCAATACCAGCAGATACATTTCCAGCTAACTTAGAATTACTAACTGTTGGAGCAACTGCTCTTAAGTGAGTGTTTCTAAATCCACTTTCTCTACACCATAGTGGTTCACCATATTCTGATGCCATATCTCTCGATGCTCTATCTGATTCAATTTTTATTTGTGAGAATATTTTACGAGTTTCGAATTGAGCTTCCATACCTTCAAATGGAATACCATTTTGTTGTAGGTAAGTGTGCCATCCTAAAACTCCCAATCCTAATGCTCTACCCTTTTCAGCAGATGCAACAGAATTTTCAAATCCTCTCATGTTTTTAGCCTTTTGAATAAACTCAGAAAGTACTCCATCTAAGAACCAAGTTGCTGTATAAATTAAATCAGTATCTCTCCACTCGTTGTATTTAGATAGATTTACTGATGATAAACAACAAACAAATGAATGGTTCTCATCTGTATGTAATGTAATCTCAGAACATATATTTGTCATATGAACTTTTAATCCATTTTTTTTGTACATCTCAGGATTTGCTTTATTAACATTCCCTTTGTACATGATGTATGGTTCACCAGTTGCTTTTCTTTTTTGTAGTAATTTTCCCCACTTTCTTCTCGCATCAGGTTCACCTTGTTCGAGTTTTCTCATAAACTTATCACCTACAACTGCACATTGGTGTAGATTAAGTGATTGTCTATTTACATCTCCTTTAGGTTCTCTGATTTCTAACCACTCTTCAAAATCATCGTGTTCGATATTAAGGTTAACTGAAGCAGCACCTCTTCTTACTGAACCTTGGTTTGTAGCAAGGATTGTAGAATCATATATTTTACAAAATGGTACAACACCATCAGATGTTCCATTACCTGTAATAGTAGCTCCTGCTGGTCTAATTTGATTTACACCAATTCCAACACCTCCACCATGTTTTGCAAGTAACATCAATTCTAAGTTCTTATTTCCGATATCATAAATGGAATCGGCAACATCGATACCAAAACAAGAAATAGGTAATCCTCTATCAGTACCAGTATTTGAAAGAACTGGTGTTGCAAGGTTTAACCAACCTTTCCATATATAATCGAAGAATTTAGTTGCTAGTTGTGGTTTGTTTAACCTTTGAGCTACTCTTGTTGCAACTCTCCAATAAGCATCTTTGGGTTTTTCACCAGGTAACAAATATCCTTTAGATATTGTTTTAACATAAATTTCTGTGTTTGCCCATGAAGGGAAATCAACATCTAATTCCCAACCATAATCTTCTGCGTAATTCTTTGCCATTTTATATTAATTGTTTTATATTTTTCTTTTTTTGAAACACACCTTCTATAAAGTATGCCCAATTACAAGTATGTCCCTTTTCAATTATTTTTGGATAATTTTTTCTATGAGTTGAATTAATTTCAAAATAATGTGAATGTAAATCACTAGTATCTCTACAAGCAAAATAACTAAAAATTGATAATACACAATTTTCATTTGAAATTAATTTTGAGTAATCTTCAAACTTAGAATAGTTAGAGTCATCATAAGTATCCATAAAGATACCATCAAACTTAACATCTAAAGTTGGGATTACATCTACCCAATTACCAAAATATAAATGAACATCCTCTTTACCTTCCGCCCATTTCTGAGCTTTCTTAAAGATTTGTGGATTTGATTCAATACAATGATAATTACCAACCTTATTATAGATTGCATCAGCACTATATCCTAATCCAAATCCAACATCTAATACTTTTCCACCATTTTGTGTAACAATATTAGAATAAAATTCCATTAATTCTTTGGACACTACATCCATTACAATTTTAGAATTGTCATCTGAATACGATATTCTCGTATCTGTTATTGTAACCTTTTTATCTTTCAATTTTTTAAAATAAATCGTCCCAATTTTCACCCTCATTTGCCTTACTGTAATCAGTAGGTCTAACTGCGAAGAAATCTGTATGAGTTAATCCACCTGTAAGATGATAGAACCATTCTAGTTTTTCAGCTTTTTCTTTATCAAATTCAAAAATTGGTTTATATCCTAATTCTTGTAATTTTGTATTTGTTCTTGCCTTAATAAATTCTTTTAAATCTTCTTTTTCAAGATTTTCCAAATCCCCTTGTTCGAAAATCATATCAATAAAATTTGTTTCCAATTGAACAATGAGTTCAGCTGCCTTATTGATTGATTCTTCACATTCATCTAATAATTCAGGATATTCATTACACATTTCTCTGAATAATTGACAACCCATCTTAGAATGTAGAGATTCATCTCTTACACTCCATTTCATCTGTTGTCCGATACCTTTTAATAGATTTCTCATTTGGAATGAGTAAAGTACTGCAAAAGAAGAATATAAAGATACTCCTTCAGCGAATGCTGAGAAGATTGCTAAACTTCTACCAACTTCTTGTCTTGCTTTTGGATTTGT